ATGACCTCTTTTCTCGTATGTGTTTTTGTGGTGATTACATTATACTATAAAAAGAGGTCGTCTTATTTTTTATTTTTTGAAATTACCCAGGTAAAGTTACACTATCCGGGGCTGCCGTCTCTGATCGTCCGGGTGCTGACGGCTGTGGTGTTGTCGGATATGAATGACTTTGATTTTGATTCCGGTAAGCAGGAGCAGCTCTGGGAGGAGATCGAGAAGAAGAATCATTTCCGGACCCGGATGAAACGGGTGCTGCGGGAGGTGCTGTACATCGGTGACGGGGCGTGGAAGATCACGCTGGACACCAAGAAAAGCGAGTATCCTGTGATCCAGTGGTATCCCGGTGACCGGATTGAGCTGACATACGACGGGGATGATTTACGGGAAGTGGTATTTAAGACCCCCTTCCGGGAACGAGGCCGGCAGTATGTGCTGTATGAGTATTACGGATACGGCTACATCCGCAACGAGCTGTATCAGGGAGAGCGCGAGGCGGCAATGACGGCCACGGAGCGCACGAAAGGCATTCACGACATCACCTTCCATGAGCGTGTGATGCTGGCGGTGCCCCTGCAAGTGTATGAGAGCTCTAAGTGGGAGGGACGCGGCGGGAGCATTTTTGACGGCAAGCTGGACAGCTTTGACGCCTTTGATGAGGTGTGGAGCCAGTGGCTGGATGCCCTCCGGGCCGGCAGGGCAAGGACGTATATTCCGGAGAGTCTGGTGCCGAAAGACCCGTACAACGGAAAACCGATCCGCCCCAACCCCTTTGACAACCGTTTCTTTGCCGGAGAGAACAACATGGCAGAGGGAGCGGAGAATAAGGTACAGACAGAACAGCCATCCATTCCCCATGACAGCTATCTGGCCTCTTATGTGACGGCTTTGGATCTCTGTTTACAGGGGATTATCAGCCCGTCCACGCTGGGGATTGACGTGAAAAAGCTGGATAATGCGGAGGCGCAACGGGAGAAAGAGAAGGCGACGCTGTACACCCGCAACGCCATCGTGGAGGCGCTCCAGGAGACGTTGCCGGAGCTGGTTGCGGCCTGTTTGAATTGCTGCCGCCTGTTGGCCGGGCAGGCTCCGGAGGAGGTGAAGGTGGACATTCCCTTTGGGGAGTACGCCAACCCCTCCTTTGAGAGCCAGGTGGAGACCCTGGCGAAGGCCCGCCCTGGGGTTCCGGTGATGAGTGTGGAGGCCCAGGTGGAGGAGCTTTACGGGGACAGTCGGGACGAGGAGTGGAAGGCGGAGGAAGTACGGCGCCTGAAGGCGGAGCAGGGGATCGCGGAAGTAGAGGAGCCGGGAGTTGGCAGGGCAGCCGGGCCATTCCAGCTTCGCATGGAAGGAGGAGAGCCGAATGCGGGTGAAAGTGCTGAGCCGGGTGTACCGGATGAGTCGGAAGGAGTACGAGGGAATGTTGCAGATGGCCAGTGAGCAGGTTCCCTTTGGAATTTATGCCCTGGAGAAACAGGGATATGCGGAACTGCGGCGCGACAAGTGCCAGAGCATAACGCAGCTAAAAGCGTTGACGAGGCAGTTTAAGGCCCAGGGATTTAAGGTCTATGCCAACCGGAAAGGCCTTAAGGAGGCGGGCGTTGAAGGGGCGGAAGGAGCGCTGATCAGTGCGGGATGAATACAGCATCGGCGCGGCCTTTGCGGCGATTGAGGACGAATTGATTGCCTCTATGATGCGGAATATGGCCCGTCACCGGGCGGAGGAGACGGCGGAAGGGATTCAGTGGGCCATGTGGCAGGCGGAGCAGCTGAAAGCCCTGGAAAAGTACAAGAGGGAGAACCGGAAACGGTACAAGGGCCAGTTTCAGACCATGAACCAGGAAATCGAGGCGCTGATCCGGAAGGCGAAGGAGACCGGCGGGATGGATCAGGAGAAACAGATCCTGCAGGCGATCCGGAGGGGCTTTAAAGGGTTTGGTACTAATCATTCCCCGGCCCATCAGGCGCTGTCGGGGGAGTTCTTCCGGTTAAATGAGCGGAAACTGGAGGCACTGATCAAGGCCACAACTTCGGACATGGAGCGGGCGGAAACGGCGGTGCTCCGGATGGCGGATGACGAATACCGGAAAGCGATTTTCAACGCTCAGGTGTATGCCAATACCGGGGCGGGGACTTATGAAAAGGCTGTGGATATGGCCACAAAGGACCTGCTGTCCCGTGGATTAAACTGCGTGGTCTACGCAAACGGTGCCCGACATACCCTATCGGACTATGCGGACATGGCGGTCCGGACAGCCAGCAAGCGGGCTTACCTTCAGGGAGAGGGGGAGAAACGGCAGGAGTGGGGGATCGCGACGGTCATCGTAAACAAGCGCGGGAATCCCTGCCCGAAGTGCCTGCCGTTTTGCGGGAAGGTGCTCATAGATGACGTGTGGAGCGGGGGATCAAAGGATGGGGTGGATCCGGAGACGGGAAAACGGTATCCATTAGTGAGCAAGGCCATTGCCCACGGTCTTTATCATCCCCGATGCAAGGACAGCCACACCACCTATTTTCCCGGCATCTCCACGGCTGATGATACCTGGACAGAGGAGGAACTGGAGGCGATCGGACAGGCGAGCAGGGAGGATGAGCGGAAACAGTATGCAGAGCGGCAGGTGAAGAAGTATAACAGGCTGGCTACGTATTCGTTGGATGAGGATAATAAAAAACAATATAAACAGAAATCTGAAGAATGGGATGAGAAAGCAGGGAAACGATATGCGGTTTCAGATGAGATAAAGATGCATCGGGATGACACGCCTGTTAAGATGGTTGACCTGGTAGAAAAATATACCAATGATGAGTTTGTTGTTTTAGATGAAACATCTGAAAGCGCTTTTGCTTATGACTTCGATACAGATACGGTTGTTGTTAACCCAGCTCATCCACAGTATGCCTACCTGGATGCAAGAGAGACTATGATTCATGAACTAGCCCATCGGATTGATCAAAATGAATTCGGAAGTCCGATGCACCTGGAGTTCTCAAGGGCGATTTACGAGGCAGGTGAACAGATTGTAGCAGCCGCGGAAAAATATAACAAACTGTTTGATGAAGATGGTGTATTCGAGTATAATAGTCTTATCAGCGACATACTTGGATGCATTACAGATAATCAGGTGAGAGGGAATTTTTCACATGATTCGCAGTACATAGGCATTCCGGGATATACAGAGCTGGAAGTATTTGCGGATATTTTTCAGCCTTGTATCAAGGAGATGCGGAAACCGTAGCATTTATTCAAGAAGAACTTTCCGAGATCTACAGGGCATTTATGGGGATTATAGGTGACGGATATGTTGAAACCTGAGTTCATTGAAATGATGAGGAACGATAAAGAATTGCAGGAGCTAAAACGGAGAGTGATTGAGCTAACCGGCAGTAGGGAACCGACGGTGTTTCGTATAGGTGCCAATTATACCTATGAGGATTGGAAAGAACAACTACGGAGAATTATAAAAGATCACGAAAAGTAAGGATTAGGGGACACGCAGCTATGCGTGTTCTTTTTTATGCCCAAACGCGAGCACGGCATTAAACTCTGCGCGGCCGGTGACACCGATGAAAATGGATGGATCAAGAGTGACACTCTCAAAATGGAAAGGAGCACGACGATGGAAGGAAACCAGAATAACCAGCAGACCAATCAGCAGACGGGAGGAACCAGTGGAACCGGGCAGCAGACCCAGAGCAATCAGCAGGGAACCCCGCCGACGATCGATTATGATAAGATCCAGAAGATGCTGGACGGAACCTTGTCTGCAAAAGAGGATACGGTGTTAAAGTCGTATTTCAGGCAGCAGGGACTCTCCCAGGAGGAGATGGCCCAGGCAATTCAGGCATTCAAGGCCCAGAAAGCGGCCAGTCAGCCGGATGTAGGCGCCCTTCAGGCCCAGGCGGCCCAGGCACAGGCGGCGGCCAGACAAGCCCAGGTGGAGAACGCGGCCATCCTGGCGGCGGTGGGGCTGGGTGTGGATGCCAAGACGATCCCGTACCTGATCAAGATGACGGATTTGAGCCAGGCGGTGGGGCAGGATGGGAATGTAAACGCGGAGGCGGTTACGAACGCCCTCAAACAGACCCTGGAGGATGTCCCTGGACTGAAACCGCAGGCAGCTGGCCAGACCGGGTTTGTCCAGGTGGGAGCCGCCGGCAATTCCCCGCAGCAGGCCCAGCAGACGGCGCACACACCGCCCGTAGCAGTGCCGGCAAAACGTTGGAACCGGTTTAACAATTAAGAAAGGAGAGCATGATATATGCCGAATGTAAATTATGCCCAGGTCTGGGAGCCTGAGCTTTTAGATATCCTCATGCAGGGGACCCTGACGTCCCCGTTTGTAACCAGTAACGTGAGATGGCTGGACGCCAAGACCTTCCATTTCACCCAGATGAGCACCAGCGGATATAAAAACCACAGCCGGAACGGCGGCTGGAACACCGGTACCTATACCCAGACGGATGTACCGTTTACCCTGACCCACGACCGGGACGTGGAGTTTCTGGTGGACAAGGCGGATGTGGATGAGACCAATGCCACGGCCTCTATCCAGAACATTTCCCGCGTGTTTGAGCAGACCCAGGTGGTGCCGGAGACGGACGCGCTGTTCTTCTCTAAGGTGGCCCAGAAGGCCCAGGCGACGGCCGGGTACAATTCCAGTACGGCGGCATCTTCCTATACCAAGGCGAAGGTGTTCGGGATGTTGAAGGACATCCTGGCAAAGGGAAAGCTGCGCCGGTATAAGGCAAACGGCAGCCTGATCATGTACGTGACCAGTGCGATTATGGACGCCCTGGAGCAGTCCACGGAGTTTACCCGCAAGATCGAGATGACGCAGATTGCGGAGGGCGGTCTGGGGATCGAGACCAGGGTAACGGACATTGACGGCGTGCCGGTGATGGAAGTGATCGACGACGAGCGGTTCTGGGACGCGTTTGACTGGGAGCCGGCGGATGGGGGATTCCTTCCGCGGAAAAAGGTAGCGGAGAGTGAGGAGGACGCGGGAGATGGCGTAACCGGCGCCCACAAGATCAATGTGCTGGTAGCCTGCGGGCAGACCTGCAAGATTGTTCCGAAGATCTCCAGCATCTACTATTTTGAGCCGGGCGGCCACACGAAGGGGGACGGGTATCTGTACCAGAACCGCAGCCTGTCTGACGTGTTTGTGTTCCCCAATGGCAGGGACGGCAAGATCGACAGCGTTTTTGTTGACGTGGATACCACGGAGTACACCGGAGCGTAAAGGGGGCGGGAACATGGCCTATGAACCGTATGTGACGCCGGAGGAGTACGCGGACTTTGGAGGAACGGTACTCCCGGAGGCAGAGGCAGCGAGGTTCCTCCGGCAGGCCAGCCGCCATGTGGATTCCCTGACCTATAACCGGATGGTGGGTCAGGGATTTTCCGGTCTGACGGAGTTTCAGCGGGAGATGGTGAAGGAGGTGGTCTGCCGGCAGGCGGAGTTTGAGTACGAGAACGCCGACGAGATCGACACCATTCTCCAGAGCTACAGTATCAACGGCGTTTCCGCCCAGTTTGGCAGTTCCTGGAACGTGTTTACGGATAAGGGGATCGCCATGCGCCGGGATGTGTACGCCATGCTCTGCCAGACCGGCCTGTGCTGCAGATTGGCGGTGGGGCGATGAAGTATCCGTGTCTGGTGCCAAAGAGGCTCTGTAAAACGAAGATCAGGGTCCATTTGGAGAGCGAGGAGCTGAACAACCTGGGAGGGCCGAAACACACTGCGGATCTGAAGCTTTCCTGCAATTTTCAGGACCGGGCAAAGACGATCCTGACGGCAGAGAAAAAGCTGGTACAGGTGACGGGAACGGCCCTGTTTCCCGGAGACATCGCCCCGGAGATGCCGTCTTTAAGCGGCGGGACGGTGACGGTGTTCGGGGAAACCCGCCGGATTGTCCAGGGGACGAAGAACCGCAACCCGGACGGGACGGTTAACTATTGTACGCTGGAGGTGATGTGATGAAGGTGAAATTCACGGTGAAAATGAATTTTCCCCGCATCCGGCAGTTAAACGAGGCGGCGGTGACAGCGCTGGAAATGACGGCGGAGGCACTGCACACGGAAGTTGTGCAAGCCCAGCTCATGCCATTTGAAACTGGGCATTTGCAGGAAGATGCCACTTTTGTGGATTACAGCAAGTCTAAGAGAGGAAAGGTGTCTCTGGTTTCTAGCACCCCTTATGCGCGCCGGTTATATTTTCATCCAGAATATCATTTCCAGACAGACGAAAATCCGTTTGCAGGCGGCCGATGGTATGAGCCTTGGCTGGAAGGAGGAATCAGTGAGGATTTCGCGCAAAAAGCATTTAAGCGATTTTATAAAAAGGTGGGTGGAGTGTGATGCTGAAACTGATAGGCATCCGCCAATGGATTGCCGGGATGGGGCTTGCGGCAGATGAACGGGTGTACATTGGCAAGCTGGACAATAAGCAGCAGAAATCCATTGGGATATATGAGCGGAAGGGCAGCGGGCCGCCGGTGACGGCGCTGGGCGGCCCTTCCTGTACTTCTTATGGGGTGCGGCAGCTTTCCCTGTTGGTGCACTGGAACAAGAGCAAACCGGAGTCAGAGGCGGCGGCCTGGGAGTTGTTTGAAAAGCTGAAACGTGTGACCAGCCTGTCCATTGGAGGCGCGTTCGTCAGCGGCCTGATTTTGCAGGTTCCGGAGCCTGTTGATGTGGGGACGGATGACAATGGGGTGTATGAATACGTGATCTGGCTGGATCTGATTGTGAATAAGGAAGGAGATGGGAATACATGAGCGAGACTGCAAAGGTTTATCCGGTCTTTAACAACAAATTTAAAGTGGGGATCAGCGGTTCTGACGAGGCGGACACGGTGATCGCCAACCTGACGAATTTTGCCCCTTCCATTGACGGGGGCATTGAGGAGTGGAACGCCATGGAGGCGGAGGGCTGGGGAGATGCCATGATGACCAGCAAAAAGCTGTCCTTCAGCTTTCAGGGCAAGCGGACTTATGGCGATCCGGGAAATGATTTTATCGCGGGTCTGGCCTGGAAAAGCGGAAATGATGTGGTGGCCCCCTTTGCCTGGGAGATGCCTTCTGGAGCGAAGGTGGCGTTTACGGCTATTATCAGCGTGACGACTCCCGCCGGCGGGGACAGCACGAACGTGGACGGCCTGGAGTTTGAGGTGCACTGCAAGGGCAAGCCGACGTTTACGCCGGCGTCTGCGGGATCTGGATCATAAGGAAGGAGGATGTGAGAGATGGCAAAAGTTGTGGACATTACGGACAAGCTGAGCTTTGACGGGAACCCCAGCCTGACAATCAAGGGGAAAACGATTGAGGTAAACGCGGATGCTCCCACGATGTTGAAGGTGATGAACCTGATGGATGGGGAGCCTGGTGTGAAGGAGATCATGGATGTGTTCGAGCTGATGTTTTCCGGCACGGCGCGGAAGGAGCTGGAGAAGGTGAATTTGAATTTCGCGGATCTGATTGTGGTGATCCAGGAGGCAGTGGCCTTAATTGCGGGCGACGGAAATGGCCGGGGGGAGCGGTGACCCGTACTACGATCTTTTTGGGGACTGGGATCTGATCGTGTCCAGTTTCCTGACGCAGTACGGGCTGCGGATCCGGACGAAGGAATTTGAAACGGTGAGCTGGGATGAATTCCGTTCGCTGCTTGCCGGAATCGCTCCGGAAACCCCTCTGGGGCGGGTTGTGGCGATCCGGTCGGAGACGGACAAGAACGTGATCCGGCATTTTTCAAAGGATCAGAAACGGATCTATGATGAATGGCGGGCCGGACAGGCGGCGGCCGTCACCCCGGAGACGTTTGAGCGGCAGATGGAGCAGCTGGAGCGAATGATGGCCCAGCTGTGTGGGTAAGGGGGGAGAGCGGTATTGAAAAAATAAAATGTGAGCGGTGCGGGCGCACTCTTTTGCTGGTGGAGCTGGTGAAGGGGGAGATCAAGTGCCCGCGCTGCGGAAAAATTAACCAGGTAGAATATCCGCAAAGGGGAGAGCACATAAAGCGCACCGTTGAGTAGCGTCCGAGCCTACTTTGCTTGTTTTGACAAGGCACAAGGTAGGTGAGGAATAATGGCAGAGGAAAACGCCGGTCAGATCAATCTGGACTTGGTGGTGAATAAGAAGGCTTTTGAAAAGCAGATGTCAGGGATTCAGGGCCTGGCGAAGAAGGCGGGGGCTGCATTGGCCGCCGCTTTTGCTGTAAAAAAGATCTGGGATTTTGGGGCGGCCTGCGTGGAGCTGGGTTCTGACCTGGCTGAAGTGCAGAACGTAGTGGACGTTACCTTCCCGCAGATGTCGAAACAGGTGGACGCGTTCGCGAAGAACGCGGCGGCCCAGTTTGGCCTGTCGGAGACGATGGCCAAAAAGTTTACGGGTACGTTTGGCTCTATGGCGAAGGCCTTCGGGTTTAACGAGCAGTCCGCCTATGAGATGTCCGCAGCGCTTACTGGTCTGGCTGGGGATGTGGCATCCTTTTACAATATCAGCCAGGATGAGGCATACACCAAGCTGAAATCGGTATTTACGGGTGAGACGGAGACCTTAAAGGATTTGGGTATCGTCATGACCCAGACTGCTCTGGACAGCTATGCGCTGGCCAATGGTTACGGCAAGGTGACGGCCAAGATGAGCGAGGCGGAGAAGGTTGCCCTGCGGTACCAGTTTGTTACCGAGCAGCTTTCCCTGGCGGCGGGGGATTTTTCCAGGACTTCTGACGGATGGGCGAACCAGGTGCGCGTGCTGCAGCTCCAGTTTCAGAGCTTGCAGGCAACCATTGGCCAGGGCCTGATCCGCGTTCTGACGCCGGTGATCAAGGTGATTAATACCCTGATTGGCAAGCTGCTGAGCCTGGCCAACGCGTTTAAAGCCTTTACGGAAATGTTCACCGGGAAGGCAGGAGGCTCCGGGGCATCTGTGGCGGCTGCCGGGATGGAGGCGGTGGCAGATTCCGCGGAGGATGCCAGCGCTGCCATCGGGGGAACCGGGAGCGCGGCAAAGAAGGCGGCCAAGGAGATCAAAGGCGCCACCACGGGCATTGACGAACTGAATATCATCGACCAGGGGGACAGCGGATCCGGATCAGGCGGTGCAGATGCCGGCGGCGGATACCAGGCAGATCAGTTTGATATGGGGGAGATCGCCCCGCTGGATGACGAGGTGGATGCCAGGTATCAGGCTCTGATTGACCGGGTGAAGGAGCTGCAGGGGCTGTTTCGGGAAGGATTCCAGGCGGGATTTGGGGATGCGTCTGTGCTGGATAGTATCCAGGCGCATTTGGAGCATATCAAAGTCAGTCTGCGAGAGATTTTTACAGATGGTTCTGTACAGCAGGCAGCCGATCAATTTATCGATTCCTTTGTGCAAAACCTTGGAAGGGTGACTGGCAGCATAGCCTCGATTGGAGCCAGCATAGGCGATTTTCTGATCGGTTCCGTAGACAAATATCTGAGTAAAAACAGTGGTTTTTTAAAGAAAAAACTTATCTCGTTATTTGATATTGGCTCAGAAGTCAGTGAGATAGCGGGAGAACTTTCTCAGGCTGTTTCAGAGATTTTTGCGGTATTGCGGCTGGATTCTTTTAAAGATATAGGGGCGTCTTTAATAGAGATTGTTGGCAATACTGTTTTAAATTTATCGGAGCTTTTTTTACGAGTTAAGACAGATGCCTTCGAAAAGTTCGCACTTCCCATTATTGAAAATAAGGATAAGATCGTTGAGGCTTTAGCTGGCTTTGGCGATTTACTGGCGCCGGCGATTGGCCTGATAGCAGATGCGTTTACTTATGTTGGCCAGGTAATTAATGATGTATATGATGGGGTTATCTCTCCCGTTATTGGATTCATAGCGCAGCTGATCTCCGACAAAGTAGGCATTATTTTACAGGCGTTCAACACCTTGCTTTTGCCGGCTTTGCAGCACATAGGGGATAAGATTCAGGAACTGAGAGAGGGGGCCTTTGCTCAGCTAGCAGATACGTTCGACTCTTTAGTGGGAAAGGTTTCTGAATTGGTACAAGTTGTGGCTGGTCAGATTCAAGCTCTGTTAGATGGATATTTGATACCGTTCGCGGACTGGATCATCAATGCGATGGCGCCGTATATTACAGGAGCAATCGATCTTGTAGTTGATGCGTTTTTCTGGTTTTTAGAACAGGTTTCCAGTATCCTTGACAGCGTTTTGGATGCCTTAAACGGCCTTTTGGATTTCCTCACCGGTGTATTTACCGGCGACTGGAAAAAGGCATGGACGGGCATTAAAGCCTTCCTGTCCTCTATCTGGGATCTGATGAAATCTCTGGTGTCTGCGGCGATGGAGGCCATTTCCTCGATCATTCAGACCGTGATGGATTCGGTGCGGAACAACTGGGACGCGGTCTGGACCGGGATCAAGGAGTTTGCCGCGGGCATCTGGCAGGCGATCCGGGATACCATCAGCCAGCTGATCGACGCGATCCACATGAAGATCAGCAGCGTGATGGACACCATTAAAACCGGGATTTCCACGGCCCTGGAGAATATCAAGAAGGCGTGGAATGATACCTGGGAGAATCTGAAAGAAAAGGTCGAGGATATTTTTAAAGGGATCTGGTCCACGATCAAAGGGATCATCAATAAGATCCTGGGCGGTATTGAGACGATGGCAAACGGAGTGGTGAAGGCGATCAACAAGATGATTGAGGCTGTCAACGACGTAGCAGATCACGTGCCGGGAATTGATGACGACCTGATCCCCACCATTCCGGAGCTGCATCTTCCGCGTCTGGCGGAGGGCGGCTTTGTGCGGGCGAATACCCCGCAGCTTGCCATGATCGGTGACAACCGTCATCACGGTGAGATCGTGGCGCCGGAGGATAAGATGCAGGAGATGGTGGACCGGGCGGCTATGATGGCGGCGGGGATGAATTCCGGAATGTCTGACGAGTATCTGCGGATCGTGATTGACTTGTTGCAGCGCATCATTGAGCTGATTGAGAACATGGACCTGACGGTGAGCATTGACGTACGGGACATCAAACAGAAACTGGTGGATCTGGAGAAACGGTCCGGGTACACCTTGAGAACGACGTAGAGGAGGCGATGGGATGGCAGTAATTACAATTAATGGCAAGGAGTTCCCGTCGCCGGACGTGGGCGGCAGCCTGGTGGTTGCCACAAATGTTTCGGCTGGGAAAAATGCCAGCGGGGAGTTTGTCGGGCAGAAAGTGGGCCGGGATCAGTATAAATTTGACGCCTTGCAGTGGAAGTTTCTGGACGCGGAAACGTGGTCAGCCATGTTGAAGGAGTTTGATCAGTTTGTGGTGACGGCCCGGATCCCGGACATGGTCAATAACTGCTGGATGACTATCCGGATGTATCCCGGCAACCGCACGGCTACGCCGGTGGAATTTGACGCCGGCGGTCTGCCGACACGGTATAAGGACTGTAAAGTGAATCTGGTGGATTGCGGGGTGATGGAGTAATGCAGGCGGCGAGCGCGGCATACAAACAAGCGATGAGGGAATCCCTCCGGAACCACAGTTTTATGCGGGTGACCATCGGCGTGATTAATCAGACGGCGCAGGCATCTGCCCATGTGGCGGATCCGGAGGCGTTTACTTATTTTTCTGCGCTGACGAAACCGTTTGACAATTATGAGGTGACGGAGCTGTACGTGTCCTGTGACCAGGATTGGACCGCGGTGGATGGGAGTATGTATTTTCTGCCGCGGGAAAAGGCGGATGTGGTGTTAAATGCCGGTCTGGTGACGGAGGAGCTGCTTGGCGCCATCGAGATCCGGTTTCCGGTGGCGCTTTCTATCAAGGGGCTTACGGTGGAGTTTGGGAAAGCCTATCCGGTGGAATTTTCGATTGTGTCGGATCAGAAAACGGTGGAGGTTACGGGAAACGGGGACGGGCATTTTGTGACGGAGGAAATCTTTGACGAGGCCACATTCCTGCGGTTTGAACCGGGGGAAATGGTCAATGGCCAGTCCCGGTTCCGGATCCATCAGATCACTATGGGGATCGGGATTTATTTTGACAACCGGAAGATTTTGTCGGCCACGAAAAAGGAGCACATCAGCCCGATCACGGAGGAATTGCCGGCCATTGATTTTTCTATGACGGCGGAAAACCGGGAGAGGCAGTTTGACATTGAGAACGCGGAGTCGTCGGTGCAGTTTCTGGAGATTGGTCAGAATGTGGAGGTGCTGTACGGTCAGGAGCTGGCGGACGGCTCGATGGAGTGGATGCTGGGGGGAAAATTGGCCCTGAAAGACTGGTCGGCGGATGACGAGGAGCTGGAAATCAGTGCCTCAGACCGGTTTGACGCGATGGAGGACACGTATTATCGCGGGAAGTATGATCCTGAGGGAGTATCTCTGTATGACCTGGCGGACGATGTGTTCCAGGATGCGGGGGTGGACAGCCGGGAATATTCCATTGATCCCTATTTGAAGGGTGTGCTGGTGAAAAATCCGGTTCCGGCGGTAACTCACAAGGAGGCGCTGCAGCTGATTGCCAACGCGGGGCGCTGCATCCTTTATGAGGACCGGTCAGGGAAAATATTTCTGAAATCCAGCTTTATTCCGGATATGGCGGCGTCTGCGGAGGATGAGGCGTACTTCAGCCAGGCGGAAAATGTGCTGGATGGTCTGCCGAAGGGGGAATATGCCCTGACTGGTGAGGATTACACGAAGACGGGGGCGGCGCAGTATTTTCTGTCTCGGAACGGCGGGGAGGTTTCCCTGCATTTGGGATATGTCAGCGGGGAGGCGGCGGACAGCCAGGGGAATTTCACGGAGAATCCCCGGCTGACGGTGCAGTTGGAGGCGGCGTTTAAGTGTTTTGGCCTGACGCTGGAGTTTGGCCGAAACATCCCCCAGGCGGTGACGCTGTTTTCCTATTATAATGAGGAGCTTGCGGAGAGCTATCAGGTGACGGAGCTGGAGCAGATTACCGTGATCTCTCACGAGTTTCCGGAGTTTGACCGCCTGGTGCTGGAGTTCCCGAAAGGCTCTCCCAATAACCGGGTGATTTTGGACAATATCCTGTTCGGAGACAGCACGGACTATTCCCTGGAGTATGGCTCTGAGCTTACTAAGACGCCGAGAGGGGCACAGCTGACGCGGGTGAAGGAATTGCAGGTATTCCGGACGCTGTATGGGGAGAGTGAGGAGGAGAGGGAACTGGCGAAGGAGACGGTGGTCTTTGACGGGGAGAACAGCCAGTATACCTTTTATCTGTCCAATGCGTCGTATGGTTTTTCTGCGGTGATTACGGATGCCGCGGAAGGACAGAGTGTCCAGGTTGTGGACAGCAGCGCTTACTATGTGACGGTAGCGGTGGAGGGCGTTTCAGGGGCGGCGGAAATCGCGGTCACCGGCCGGGAGTATGTGGTCACCCAGGCCAGAACCGTGAGACAGCTCCACACGACGGGGACGGTGGAGACCTGGGAAAATCCATTGGTGTCAGAGGCGGGGATGGCCCAGGATCTGGCGCAGTGGGTTGGGGATTACCTGGCGTCGGACCGGGAGTATGACCTGTCTTACCGCGGGGAGCCGAGGATTGACGCCAATGACATTGCGTTCCTGGAAAATAAGTATGTCCCGGATCTGCTGATCCGGATTTATGATCACACGCTGAACTTTAAGGGCGGCGCATTGTCCGGGAGTATGAAGGCGAGGAGGGATATGAGTGGCCTGGTTAGAACCAAAAACCGACTGGCAGGCGGATGATTATTTTAACATCCAGGATTACAACCGTATTAAAGGGAATTTGAATGAAATCCGGGTGCAGGCGCTGACGCTGTGGCCGGATTTTCCTTTTGAGGAGATGGGAGCGGATAAGACGTACCAGGATTATGGATTTTACGCGGATGAGATCAACCGGTTTGAGGAGAATGTGGAGCATATCTGTGAGGGGACGTTTCCGTTTGCGGTGGGGGAGAAACAGACGTTTTATGAGAATACCCCGTTTATCACGTGGGAGGAGCTGAACCGGATCGAGGAGGCGTGCCGGTTGATGTACAGCAATATTCAGAGCCGGATCAACGGACGGCGGATGCTGGCGTTTGTGCTGAATGGAGGTGAATTTTGATGGCTTTGAAGGTGGACTATAAGGACGCGATGTTTGATGGAGACCGGAAATATCGGATTACGGCGAATGGGGATGGGACGTCAAAGATTGCGGATGAGACGGATTACACCCAGGAGGGGGATCCATTTGGCGCGAACGACATCAACGCGACCAACGCCGCTGTCAACCGCCTGAACCATACCACCTCGGTGACCCTTACCACCGCCGGCTGGACAGGCTCTGCGGCGCCGTATGTGCAGACGGTGACGGTGGAAGGGGCCACGGAGGACATGGAGGCGATCCTGGTGAGCGCCCTGGATGAGGATGCGGGGGTGGATGCACAGAAGGTGTATGCGAAGGCGTTTGGGATTATTTCTTCTGGGGTGGCGTCGCTGGGGGATGGTACGGCGACCTTTAAGGTGTATAAGAAACCTGCCACGGATTGTATCGTGGGTCTGAAGGGGGTGTAAGGTATGGGAAGGATATGGATGCCTGGAGGCGGTGGCGGAGCGGATTTGGATGTGGTGACGGCTGGAGCAAGCAACGTCGAGGCCGGGAAGGTGATTGTGGGGCCGGACGGGGAACCGCTGACGGGTATACTGACGAATCTGTCCCAGAATCCCGATACCCAGTATGCAGATGGCAATACCACACCGGTCATTAAAGGAGATGCAGCGTTTGTCCAGTCAAATACGGATGGTGTGAAACGGGCGCTGATCCGTTATGATGGCAGCAGTGTGCGGGGAAAAGCCATTATTCAGCCGAACACGCTGATTGGTATCCCTCAAGCGGAAATGGCGGCGGCTGGGAGCCTCACTGCCGAAAAACTGGCACAGGGACAGTCGGCGTTTGGCCTGACGGGAACTTACAAGGGCTTGGGAAACGCCGCGGCGGCAGATGTGAGGAAGGGCAAGACATTCTCCACGGCGTCGCTGTCCAATGCGACAGGAACGATGGCGGAGAAAGGAGCAGCGACCTATACACCAAAAACGACGGCTCAAACCATTGCGGCAAATCAGTATCTCACAGGGGTGCAGACGATTGCCGGGGATGCGAACCTGGTGGCGGCGAATATCAAGAAGAATGTGACCATATTTGGGGTGAAAGGGACGTGGGAAGGGTATGTGGCGAATGCGTTGGATCTGTATTATAGAGGAGTTAATTCCGCAGGATTTTCTCAGGTTTCTGGTAGTTATGGAACCGCATCGTTCCAGACTGATCAAATCAAATACACAGATGTAAGTTCAGCTTCGTTATATGGATGTCTGTTGTCTAGCGTTTCGTATAATTTAACTGGGTATACCGGCGTTGCTATAAGGCTTAGAGCAACGGATACTATAGTAGAAATGGATCGATCAAGATAACCGCTGGAACTCCAAAAACTAATCACTATAATAGCGGCGGTACCGAAATCGTCGTTGGAAAATTGACTGTTGGAAACGATGACGGTAGCAATTCTGGTTTTGCTTTGACTGAAAAAGATTGGCTTATTCCTTTTGATCAAGGAGCTCACTCATTGACTACAAAGATAGGTATATCCATTACCGGAGACCCTTTCGACAATCAACGCGATCTTAATAATATTTATATATATCAAATACGATTATATTGATCGGAGGTGTTTTTGTGAAAATATTTACGAATGAACAGCACGAAATTATCGGACGATCTCCCGACTGCATTCCGGACGGCTATGCTTATGAATATACGGTAGAGGACTCCGAGTTCGATTCTTTTCCGTTTTTTGTACTGTGCGGATACAAATACGAACCGCAGTATGATCCGGAATTAGATGAAAACGGATGTCTTAAATATGATGATCAGGGAAATATCATTTATAAGACAGATGACGAGGGAAATAAAATCCATACAGGAATTGCTTTTTATTCGTTTATAGATAAAAAAGTTCTCGAGCGATTTAAACAGTTATACGATTTAAACATCAAAGAAACCAAGATCCTTCATACGGCGGCGGCATTCGCAGCCGAAACTTTTACGGATAGCCAGGCCTTGGCCGTCAAGGAGCTGTATCCAGACTGGGACGACCTTCCGGCGGGCACACACTTGGAGACTGGTCAGCGTGTCCGGTATCAGGGACGATTACATAAGGTTACAACATCCCACGAGAAACAGGCCACCTGGACGCCCGCAGACGCCCCAACGCTGTTCGAGACCATCAATGAGGCCCACACCGGCACGCTGGAGGACCCGATCCCGGCGGCTCCCAATATGGAATATTTTGAGGGCAAGTACTACAGAGAGGACGGCACCGTGTACCGCTGTACCCGCGGGACAGGCATTCCCATCGCGCAAATGCCCAGCACCCTGGTGGGAGTTTATTTTGAGATTGCAAAGGAGGTGTAAACGGTGTGCAGATTTTGAGTTACATACAGGCAAACTGGGTGGAATGGCTATTTGCTGCCGGATTTGCGCTGCTGGGATATGGATTTCGGCAGCTCCGGAAACAGCAGCAGGAGGAGGCTGCCAGGAATATGGCTTTGCGGGAGGGCGTAGAGGCCCTCCTGCGTGACCGGATCATACAGAGCTATAATCATTATCATGACAAGGGGTATTGCCCCATATACGGCAAAGAGAGCGTCAAGCGAATGTATGACGCATATCACAGTTTGGGCGGAAATGATGTGGCGACAAAATTAAAAAACGAACTGTTGGAAATGCCGACAGAGCCAGAGGAAAGTGAGGAATGAATATGGATGTAAATCTGATTATGCAGTATGTGTCTTATGTTTTGATTGCCATCGGTGTGATGGCTTTTTGGTGTCTGCTGTTACCCAGGTGATTAAGTCCTGGCCGGGGTTGGACAAGCTGCCCACCTCGGCGGTAGTGATTGTGTTGAGTTTGGTGTTGTGCCCGGCCTGCTTGGTAGCTCTGATGTACTGGCAGGGGAGGCCGATTGAATGGTATATGATATTTGCTTGCATGATTGCAGCCTGTATTGTTGCGTTAGTGGCTATGAGCGGATGGGAAAAAGTCTCTGAGATTTGGCAGCGTACCGCTTATAAGAATAAAGAGTAGAGGGGGTGATCCCGCATCTCCGGGCCGGGCGGTATCCCGGCGGCCGGTAGGCCAATCAAGAAATTTCAAGAATATCAGAAAAAGAAAAGGAGAAATGAATGATGAACAACAATTGGAAACCGATCAACGTAAAGGAAATTCCCGCCATCGAGGAGAAACTGAGAGCAGCCGTCCGTACCAACACCTTCGCCGACTTTGCGGCCCAGTACGAGGGGCCTGCTACCGGCCTGGATTTTGACAAGGACAGCGGAAAGGTACATATCATGTCCGGCTGGTACGCCGACGAGAACGGAGACATCCGTCCGAAACAGTAACTGTTGCGATGCTGCAACACCACGGGCCTGGGAGCGATCCTGGGCTCCTTTTTTGATTGGAGGAAATTATGTCAGAAAAACGAAAAGCCGCCGGTCTGGTGGCGTTCTGCGAAAGCAAAATCGGAACCCCCTACGTATATGGAGCCAAGGGAGAAATCCTGACAGAAGAACGCCTGCAAGTCCTCAAACGGCAGAATCCATCCGTGTACACCAGCGCCTATATGGCGAAAGCCCGGAAGTATATCGGCCAGCGTTGCACCGATTGCAGCGGCCTGATCAGCTGGTACACCGGCATCATCCGCGGCAGCTACAACTACCACGACACTGCGGATCAGCGTGTGGCCATCGGTGCCCTGGATGAATCCATGATCAGCTGGGCACTATGGAAACCCGGCCATATTGGTGTGTACATGGGCGATGGCTATTGTATCGAGGCTAAGGGCATTGACTACGGGACAATCGAGAGCAGAGTGTCCGCTACAACCTGGCAAAAAGCGCTGAAACTCCATGACATTGACTACAGCGTGGATCCGGTCTACACAGAAGGGTTCAAACCTGCGGCGGACGGCCGTCGCTGGTGGTATCAGTACGCAGACGGCAGCTATGCAGCCAACGGCTGGTATTGGCTCACCGAGGCCACCGGAGGCACATCCGGTTGGTATCTATTCGACGCCGAAGGCTATATGCTCACCGGCTACCAGCAGGATCCTGCAGGAGAATGGTTCTTCCTCTGCCCGGACGGCATCCACGAAGGCCAGTGCATGATCACCGACACCCGCGGGGTACTGCGGATCGCTGAGCAGTACGATTTCCAGAATCACTGTTATATTGTTTAG